GCGTAACTCGGTGGGTCTACAGCAGACGTTACCAAGTTATACATGTCTTTTAAACGTTGGCTTTGGGCTTCGTAATTAGCCTTGTCTGCCTGTGAACGCTGGGTTCCCATGGTTGCTAAGTTCTTAGCCATTTCGGCGCCTTGCGGCCCAAAGCGAAGCAGTTGGTTCTGCGCTTCCGGCGACTCCAAATCTGCCGTAGACAAATAGTTACGCAGGGCAGCCTCTTGTCGAGCGGCCTCCATTTGCATTGCCTGCTGCTGCTGGGCAAGACGATTTGCACGGCCAAGTTCCATGCCCTGCACGTATGAGCCAAGGATGTTTACTGGCTCAAGTTGAGTTGCGCCTATGACTGCCATGACTTACCCCAGATTTGCATATTGCGGACCGCGATAATTAACGGCCATCATGTTTGGGCTAGGAGCCAGTCCCGAACTAAGGTATCGGCTGCCCGTGACGTTTACTCCGGGTAAAATATCATCCAGAGCGTCTGCCGACAGACTCCCCGGCGACCCGAAATAACCACCTCGATACAACCCGTATCCCATAGCGCCTTGCTGTAAGGCTTGGTTTAGTGCGTTGGCCTGACCAAGATAACCAGAAGCACGGGCCTGACCGCCCTGCGTCATCAAATTACCGACATTAACGCCCATTTGTCCGGCCTGATTGGCAACTTGTCCGGCGGCGGCTTGACCGGCGCCATACAAACTACCAAGCCCGCTAAGGCGAGTGTTCAATTGAGCCTGAGCGCGGTTGAAGGCGTTCATGTACTCCTGCGAACCCAACTCCTGTCCAAAGCGCTGTGCCCCCTTAAGCATGGAACCAGACAGCAAACCACCACGAGCGGCAGCAGATCGCTCTAGCGCCTTCTGGCCTTCCGACAAGCGGAACGCATAACCGGGGTCCATTTGCATGTCTTCCGGTCGGTAGCCGCGAGTCAGCATCCCGTAGTCGGCAGCAGAGGCGTCACCGCCGATACCAAGCAAGCGCATCAATTCGTTTTGCGAGGTAATTCCTGCCTGACGGAAAGGCTCTTGCAGTTCCGTCTGCTTTTGGAATATTTCGCGCTGAACATCAGCAGCCTGTTGCGATGCTTGTTGTTGCGCTTTTGCCGCTTTGCTTGCCGAGCGACTGCCGACAGCAGCCGATCCAATGCTGGATGCGGCAATAGCAACTACTGGATTAGCCATGAGGGAATTCCCCGCGATATGTCGCAAAACTTTCGCCGTATAGTGCCATTACCGCACCTGCTTTTTCCATAGCAGACTCTCGGCCCTGACACAACAGCACCACTAAAAGAACTAAGTCATAGTAAGCGGCACGCCAAACGAACGATCGTTCGTCAGCCAAGCCGTTGCGCTCGGCATCATCCGAAGCCTTCCACTTCAGAATGGCCGTGCCCACAGCAGGCAATAACTGCCCTGCATGAGCCATAAAGAAACTATTTGCAGGCATACCTACAAGGGTGCGCCACACGGTATCGTCCAGCGCCTTACGGTCTACCGGGTCGCCATCGGCTACGTCGTCAAACACCTGCGTGACGTGCCACAAGTCAATCAGCCAAGCCACCGCATCTGGCGGCAACTCCAGCGCTGCAAAGTTCTCCCTTAGCCAATACTCGGCTTCGGTCACGACACTTCCCGACCAGAGGAGCGGATGTTGATAGCCGAGGCAGTCCCGGCAATCGTGGAGATAAATCCACCCGGTTGCAGCACATGGCCGACCAACTCAGGGAACGTATACGTCTCAGAGGGCAGCAGGGTCTTAGCCTTAATGATCAAGTTCTGGTTGCCCGACGAGTCAAACTGCGTCACAAGGTTGATCGAGATCGTGGCCGCCGATGCGCTGTAATTCGTGGCCGTGAACTTGTCGATGATGGCCGATACGTTGGTAGCCGTGTATTGGGTTACCTGCGTGTTCTCGGCAATCTTGGCTGGGATCAGGACTTTTACGTTAACTGCCATGTGTCACCTAAAAGGTAAATACCATTCGGACGCGACCGTTAGTGCCGACCAAGCCCGGATCGCCGCCCTCTACCGGGTCGCCACCGTCGCCGCCAGCGCCAGCAGTGAGGCTATTGTCGCCTACGATGCCCGCAGCGCCGGTTTGGGTAAAGGCAGCCCCTCCGTTGCCATTCACTGACGGCGGCACCGTACCGCCCGTCTGCGTGCCTCCAGCGCCTTGCTGGCTGCCAAATATGCCAATACCGCCGTAGCCGCCAAAGCCGCCCGTAGAGATCATTTCGTCTAGGGCGTAGGTTCCGGCGTAGACAACAGATTGGGTGCCAGCGCCGCCCACAGCGTCGCCTACAGTGCCGCCTATACCGGCAGCACCGACAGTGTACAGAATAGTTTTAAGGGCATCTGGCGCGGTTAACACAATGACTCGTTTAGCGTAGGCACCGCCGCCACCACCGCCACCGGGGTTCTCTTGCGGCTCGTACAAGAACTCGCCAAATATCTGGGTGACAGTGCCGTAGCCACCGCCACCGCCCGCACCCCATACCTCGATGGTAACGCCCGTGGCTCCCGTGGGAATCGTGACGCTACCCGACCCAGACGAGAAGTCGAATACACCGGCACCGGCTCCCCCCGTCGTGCCTGCAATCGCCGCTGCTAAGGTAGCGCCGCCCATTAGGTCAATCCCGCTCCGCTGATCAGCCAAGACGTGCTGCCAATCTTGACGCAGGTAGCCAAGCCGTTACGAGCCAGCGTGCGCGTGCCGGTCGTGGTGCTGTTCGCCAGAGTCAGCGTGTCAGTCGTAATGGAAATCGACAACGCGCTGGTATTGACGTTGACGATAATGATTACGGTGCCTACCGGAAACGCGACGGCAGAGTTGGCCGGAATAGTCAGCGTCAGGCTGGTGCCGTTCATCAGAATCGACTTGCCGCGATCTGCCAGCACCAACTGGTAGTTAGCCGTCTTAGATACCTGCGGTGCTTCTCGATAGCCCACAGCATAGTTGGCGCTAACCGAGTCGTTGTCCGGGATCAGCGGCGTGCCAGTAAACGTCGGTGATGCGATTGGCGCATAGGTCGCTGCCGCAGCCGTCGTCGTCAGGCCATCTGTAATGCCGTAGCCAGCCAGCGTCGTCGGCGTGCCGGTAATCGTGGCCCACGCGACAGTCTCCGTAGAGATGTCGTTGATGCCAACGATGTCGTCGTACTCGCCAATTTGAACGTCATTAGAGTCCGTCAAAACAAAGCGATATTTAACGCCCTCGCTTAACCACATGTCTTCTGGCAGCCGTCCGCCAGAGTCAAGAATGATGGGGTTGGAGTTAGCCGTTGTTCCTCCAATCGCTGTGTAAGTGTTTCGCGGAGTCGTTGTTCCGGCGTCGTAGGCGTAGATCTTTCCGCCTGACAGCACAGAGCCGTCATTGGTAAAGAACTGCGCCCCGGCTCCTGCGAAGGCTGAAAGGTAAACGGTCATACGTACACCTGCATAACAGTCAAAATGATGGAGGGAATCGCCGGTACAGGCGCGGCAGCCGCAAACGTCTGCAACTGCACGTCTAGTGAATCCACAGAAAAGTACAACTGAAAGTAATCGCCGTTAGACAACGGCAAGAAAAAGTTAGCGGCAGAAAAGATTTCGGCGTTGTTGCCTTGAATCTGAATCAGTGACGCAGAGTTGGCTACGTTAGTGCCGTTGATAGCAGGCCAAATATACAGTCGCCCCGTACCGCCCGAAGTCTTGTCTACCTGAATAGAAAACTGGACATTGTAGATAGCGGGTCGAGTAACTTTAATCTTGCTGCTATCGGCTGGGTCGCGGTAAACGCCATACGCGGGATCAGCGTTGTTGTACGTGATGGCTTTCGCAGTATTGATAACCGTTGCCGCTTGAGTCTGCGTTGAGAAAAACGAACCGTAGTTGATAAGACCCGGCTCAAACCGAGGCGGACCTTTTTGTAGATCGTCTATCTGGCCCTTTACAACCGCCATCTCGTCCTCGACGTTAGCCGCCAGCGAAGGCGTCAACTCAAGGTCAGAGATGGTGGTCTGCGTAGTGCCGCCACCCGTCAACTGGTACTGGTTGTTTAGGAACCGGAACCACTCACGCGAAATCAGCCCGGTGCGCTCGTCAATAAACGGCACACGCGGGGCAGGGATTTGCGTGATGTTTACGGTCACGACGCAGTACCGCTCAGTTGCAGTTCGGCGCCCATAATGGCGACCTTAACCGGATCGGTGCCGCTGATCTCATACACGCGGTCACGCAACTTCAAGGTCATGCCAAGGCGACGGAAGATAGCGCGAGTGCCGTATTGGCCCACCCGCCCCATAGACACTTGACGCTCGCCATTCCACGTATGGCCGCCGTCATCAGACCAGCGCAGCATCAACTGCGGGTTAGCGCCAACGGTGTAATTTACATCTAAAATGATGTCTTCGCCGCTTTCGGTCTGGAGAATCTGCAACAACTCGCTGCCAAGATATTGCGTATCAGTTAAGGCATACCCCGGCAAGCCAACGCCTGTCTCGCAGTCGATCTGTAGCGAGTGGTGGGCGGTGCGCTTTAGGTCATTACCGCCAGTCGGCAACGCACGCCAAGACCGTAGCCACTTCTGCGTAGCGCCAGCGTCGGAGTACACGTCTAAATCAAACGCATACAAACGACCGTTTTGGTAATCACCGATGATTGGATCACCGTTGAAACGAGCATGGGAGTTGCCACGGTGACGCTTGAAGTCGCCGTTTCGGAAACCAGCACGCTCGTGCCAAGAGCCTGTCGCTGCGTCAAACACCCACGTCGTGTCAGCGTTGGTAAAGTTCAGAACGTAGAACGTGTGACCGTCCTGCTGATACGTGTAGCCAACCGCGTCGGCAAGGTTTCCGTAACTTTGAATGGCAAACTCAACCGCGTGGGTTGAGATGCGAACGCCGGTATAACCGTTGGCTCGGTATACAACGCCCTGACCCCGCGGGTCTGCGCCGAGCCAAAAGACGGAGTTGTCCATCTTGGCAACCGAGTACGGCGCAATACAGCCGATCTCGTTATAAGCGCCTTGGATACGGGTGAGCGGAAAATCGGCATCGCCGGAGTTGTACCAGACCTCCACGGAGTTCGTGCCAAACAGCCACGCCTCTCGATGGTCAATGATCAGGGATACTAGCCCGTCTGGTGAACCCTCAGCGCTTGCAAAATCCAAGGGGTCAATCGACAAGCCATCTAACAGGCTTGTGACCCAGACGCGTTGCGAGTTCGGCTCATTAAATACAAAGTAACCGTCAAGGTAACCAACCGTTACTGCCCCCGGAAAGTCCGGGTCGGTAATTTGTTGGTATTCATTTGTTGCTGCGTTGTATATGTATCCGTCAGGATTTGCAGCAATAAAAATTTGCGTGCCGTTGTCAGCCATTGACACAGGCCCAGTACCGGACACCAAGCCAAGGTAAACAGAACCGCCTTCTAAAGAAATGGGATTGCCATTCTCTAACAGAATAAAGCCGCCACCTTCTAACAACAGTTCATCATTGCCTAAAAAGTCGTAATTAGCGTCAAGTTTGTAAAACTCGTTGCCCGAGACGACGTACAGGTAATTACCAAGCGACCACAAGCCACGAATAGGACCAGACCCAACAGTTGTCTTAAGAGACAAGCCGGGGCAGCGTTGCAGATAGGCAGGCTCCTTGCCACCCTCGGGAATCACCTCTGGGTAAAGATTGACCATCCGGTTGTCGGCAGCATTGACCGACCGGATTACATACGACGACCCGAGGATCGGCGTCTTCATTAGAAGTTGCCCGT